AAGAAAGTTAAAGGGGAACCTCAGTGGGTTGGGGAAGTTGTTGATGTTGAACAAGAAGACGGAACAATAAAGAAAAAAACCATGTATCAAGATGAAGATAAGAAGGACTTTATGAGTTTGGTATATGGCCAATGGGAATATTTTGCGGATACAAGACAACAAACAAAGGCAACTTTTTCAATGGACATCCCAACGAAAGCGATAAAAATTCTTACCTACAAGAATGATATAATTATGGACCCATTCACAGGCAGCGGAACCAGTTTGGTCTCGGCAGAAACGTTAGGACGCAGATGGATTGGAATTGAACTCAGTTCGAATTATTGTGAAGTGGCAACTAATAGAGTACAACATTTTATTAATCAAAAAAAACAAAAAGTTTTTGATTTTGAATTCAAAACTTAAAAAGGTCTTCACGACCTTTTTTTTTGTTTATAAGTATATTTATTAACATGAAAGAAGAATTAATTAAAAAATTGGTACAAGTACAACTTCAATGGAAGTTTTTACATTGGCAAACATTTGGAGATGCAAAACACAGATTGTATGGTGAAATATATGATGGACTTGGAGATCTCATTGACGAATTTACCGAAGTTATGATGGGTAAATATGGAAGACCTGAGTTTGATCCCGAATTTGCTCTTATGTTTCAAGATATATCATCACTTAGTATTCAAAATTTCATGGATGGAATAACAGAATTTTTTGTAAGTTTTTCAGACCAACTTGATTCGAGATATGACACCGATTTGTTGAATATCCGAGATGAAATGTTAGCTTTAATAAATAAATCAAAATTCTTAATAACATTGAAATATTAATCATGGCTAAAAAAATCATAAAATTAACTGAATCAGATTTAACGGGTATAGTTAAAAGGGTGATTAACGAACAAATGTATCACCGAGAGCATGTTTATAGAATTCAGGCTTTTCTGAACAAAAGAATCAACGCTGGTTTGGAATTGGATGGGAGGACTGGACGAAATTCCAAGACTGCAGACGCAATCGCTAAATATCAACAAATGATTGGTGTATATCCTACGGATGGAGTCTGGGGTGATAAAACTTACAACAAAATGCCTGAGAAGGACAAAATTATGTTGAAAAACATAGTTGCTAATGAGTATGGTGTACACGAAGATCTTTGGGGAAATTTTCTCGATTGGGTCAAAAAACAGTTCCAATGAAAAAAATATTAAAAGAGAGTGGTATTCGGGATATTAAAGAATTAAGTAAACGATATCCCAAGGCAGAAATCTACTTCCATCAGGATTTGGACGGTGTAACAACCGCCATCGCGATGAAAAAGTATTTGGAAGACAATGGTATCAAAGTTGTTGATGCTCATATTATTCAATATGGAGACAAAGAATTTGCTGTGAAAAAAAACGATGCGACTGGTGACACAATGCCAGTTCTCGTGGATTTTGCTCATGGTAAACCAATGTTTGTTATTCACACTGACCACCATGATAGACAGGCTGGTGCCGAAGATACTAAATCAACTTCATTTAGACAGTCCCGCTCCAACGTTGAAACTTTGTCTCAAGTTGTTTCTCCAAAAGAATTGTTCCCATCTCCAGACATTTTACTTATTAGTACTGTTGATTCTGCTGACTTTGCAAGAAAAAATTTAACACCTGATGATGTTGTAAATTATTTATTTCGAATTGACAAGGAAAAATCCCTTCAGTCAAATAAAATGTTATTGGGGTTAGTTATCAACAAACTGTTGTTGGCCTTCAAAAATAAGCCAGGATTTTTAGAAATGTTAGTAATGGATTCAGAACCATCTTTGCTTTCAATACTGAACAATATAAAAAATTGGATGAGAAATACGGGATCACCATCACCTGAACAATTACAGAAAAATGCTGAAGATTATATCGGGCAAATGAAATCTTTCCCAACTGTAACTGATAATATTATTTTCCAATATGGAGGAGGTAGTATGTTCAAGCCAGGTTCTTATGATAGATACACTCCTTATAAAAATAATCCTGAGGCAGACTTTTTAATTATGGCATGGCCTATGGGACTCGTTCAAGCATCCTGTAATCCGTTTAAGAAAGATAGAGAACTTAAAGGTGTTAATTTAGGGGAAATCGCACAAGAAGTTTTAAGTAAATGGGAAGACCAATTGAAACAAAAAACTGTACCACTATCAACAATAAAGTGGGTAAGTGAAACTAGTGTTGGACCTGAAAGTATTGGATTTACATTCAAAGATTTCAAAGCCCTATATGGTGAAAAAATAATGTTTATGGATAATGGTGAACAAATCTTAGACAAGATTGGTACCATGATGGAAAAATCTTTCAAAAGTTTGACTGAAGATGAAATGAAGATTTTGGACAAAATCGGTGTAAATGCTTGGGACTTGATACAAGCCAACTCGGGAGGCCACAAATGTATAACAAACATTTCAGGGTTAAATTATCTTGGGAGAAGTACAAGACCTCCAAGTGGTGGAACAAGATACGGAGAGTCGGAAGATTCGCCAACTGTCAAGTTTACCAAAATGATTGCTAATCAATTTCAAAAAGTATTGAAAGAAAAGATTGAGTTGTCTAAAACAAGTAATTGATAGTATCACCTGGTTTGATACCTAACTTCAGACAAGCACCTCCACGTAATTCTAACACAATATTTCCGTTACCACAGAAAGAGGGACAATCATCTTGTTGGCACGGAGGACAATCGTGATGGATGTTGACAATAACATTATTCTTTATTATGATTATATCGAGGGGAATTATACAGTTCAGCATCCAAAAACATTGTTCTTTTCCACCCATCAAAAACAACATACCTTGTTTGATGTGTGAAAATCTTTTACCCATCATTCCAATTCTTTGAGATTTTGGGTCGATTAATGTTGTAACTTCGAATCTGTGATTATTTATTGAAACGTCCATAATTATATAAATACAATTTAAGTTGAAATGTACTCAGGTGTAATATTAAAATACAAGGATAAGTGTTTACTATGTAAACGAAATGGTGAGGATTCGCATCCTAACCAATGGTTCATTCCTACAGGTAAAATTGAACGAGGGGAAACTCCACGCGAGGCGGCTGTTCGTGAACTTTATGAAGAAACTGACTTTGAATTGTCAGAGAATGATATAGATTTCATTGGAACAATTCCTGTGATTGAAAATGGGGTTAAGTCCGACAAGGACTTTATCTATGTGTTCATATCTGAACTTAGTGATGAAATATTACCTGATTTGGATTCAGCAATAGACGGACATGAACATACAAAATGTGGGTACTTTACTTTCAAAGAAACAAAAAAATTGGGGTTGGAATCCAATTTACAAACAATATTAAAAAAATATTTCGAGGTAGTTTGATTTTTTATTAAACTTGCTTATATTTATAAAACTGAGTCGAGAGATTCAACACCCCCACAAAAAGTTTCATTTTAGTTTGATATAATAAAATATTCTTACTATGTTTGTGAAACATTTGTCCCACAAATGAGAGTTCGAGAGAGAAGGAGTTTGTGGGACTTTTTTGTTAGAAGTTCTTAAACTTAAAATATCTGACCGAATAGACTAAGTTCGGTCATCAATGTGGAGGGTCGTAAACCCTCTTATTTTTCTCACTTCCCCTACTAAAAAAAAGTAGGGGATTTTTTTTTTATTGTTCGGAATTTAATTATATTTGTAAGACAAACGACGAAGATATGAACATGGCATCCCACAACATCAAGATTCAACACGAAAAATTTGGAGTCCTTTTGAATGAGACCTTTGTGAATGGTACTCAGTTCAAACTTTTCCTTAAAATGGTTCAAGGAAGTATCGAATTAAAAAATGATTTGACGTTTTTCAATGGTGTGGATTTCTTTGTTCACGTCCCTTACAAACATTTGGTAGAGTCAATCATTACTACAAATGTAGATACTTATACATTAGCGGAGCATCTTATTAACAAATCTAAAATTGAGGAGGAAGTAACAAAATGATTACAATCAAGGACATAAAAAAATGGTCAAAACCTCACCCTTCGGATCAAAACGGTAGGGTGACAAACATATTCAACCGTAAATACGAGTTATCTATTGTTGGAGGTGGTCGGGGCCTTTATGGGGATTTCGAAAAAACTTTCGAGATTGCGGTATTTGATTCTCAAGACCGTAGATTCATTACCAAGTTCTTTTTTCCTGAAAGTGGGGATGATGTTGTTGGTTATGTGAGTGGAAAAGACTTGGAGGATTTTGCCAATGTACTTTTCAGAAACGATGATTTCCAAGTTAGATGAAACTTGGTGGTGGACGCTTCACAAACCTGTGAGCCCAATTAAAGGAGACTTCGGTCTCCTTTTTTTATTTCCAATATTCTGCGTTTTTCGTTTTGTTGGTAGGTAGAATATTCATAGAATTTGGATGTAGAGCTATTGCTGGTTCATCAGAATAACTTAAACAATACATTTGATATGGATCAACATCTAAAATTTGATGACCTTCGCCGGAAGATAATATTATAAAGTCAGATTCCAATGACAAAAATTCCTCTTCAGACATAATTGGGGTGTTTGTTCCAACATTTAGTTCACATTGGTCTTTGATTCTCTTGTTCCAAGTTGAGATAAAAACAAACCGTACTACAACTTCATCCGTTTCGATTTCCCCTTGCCCTTCACATTCATCACATTCGACTGTTCCATTTACATCACATTCCTCACATTTTACAACTCCTCTACCATAACATTCGTCACAATCGACCCTCTCTTCACCAAAACATTCATCACACTCATATGAATATACTTCAGGGTTACAATATTCACAATCTATTTCTCCCTCTCCTTCACACTTTTTACAATTGATTTCATGGGTTCCACCACAATATAGACAGTTCATCTCTCCATCTCCCTCACATTGTTCGCAAGTTTTCAAGTATTGTTGTTCATATGGGGTTGCCAATTCGGCAAATGATAAATTGTTTATCATTTTATCACCCATATCAAAACCTTTTGTCATTTTGTATGAGTAAATGTATAAGGTTAATTTAATTAAGTTGTCTGGACCTAAATAGGAAAAATAATCTGACTGAGATATGGCAATTCTCTTCAATTTGAAATACAAGTCTTGTATTGAATCAAATTTTTTGATTGAGTCCTCAAGTTTTAGGGTGATTTTTTTTATTTTTTCGTCCATAATTTAATCTTTGTCAAGGTAATGAACTAAAAAAGAAATAGTAAAAATATGTGTATCTTCAATCTTATAATCAATTTGATCGATAAAAGATTCGACCTCAACTTTCTGAGACAGAGATAATTTTCTTTCAGGTGTGATTGTAACTTTGGATACAATTTTTTCTATTTTTTCTATCATTTTAGATATATCCGTGGCAAACCCTGGCATCTGAGAATTGATTACCCCAAAGTAGTCAAACTTAATGAATAATTGATAACCACTGTTTCCGTCATAAAAATCCACATCCAAATCAAATATTTCGAATTGTCGATTCGATTCTTGTTCCATTAAATATTTTAATTTCTCCGATAGTTTTTTTGTGTCAATCATATTGATAAATACATTTATTTTTTCTTTTTACCTAATTATGTTTTGAATATAAAAAACATATTATGTCAATCAAAATTATTTTTACTGAAGAAGAGATTTTAGGAACATCAAACTATTATGACATGGGTAAGAAAGTCCATGATAGATATTGGCAAGCAAAGAGGGACTTAGAAGGACCTCAAATTGATGATGAACATGTTGGTCTAACTATCAACGAAGATGGACTGGTGACCGCTATAAATCGTCCTGATGACTATGATACTTGTGTTGTTTGTGGGAAGAAAACTCCATACTTACGTTCTACACATATTGATATGAGGTTTTTTTATGTGGAAGGGTCTGGTCAATTATGTGAAGATTGTTATAATAAATAATATAATTGTAACTAATTAATTTTTCCTAAAATCCTGATATATATGTAAAAATTACATATAATATTGATGGAAAAATTCAATCCTTATCACCAACATTTATTACTTAGATGTTGGGCAACTAATCCACCTAAAAAGGTGGATGAATTGAATAATTGGTTCATAAACTTGGTTGAAAAGGTGGGGATGAAAGTAGTCGCTGGACCAACAAGTGTCTATGTTTCAGATCCAGGTAATGAAGGTCTGACAGGAACTGTAACTTTGGCAACTTCACATGCGTCAATTCACATTTGGGACAATTTGGAATTACCAATGGTACAATTCGACATTTATTCCTGTAAATCTTTTACCTTAGAACAAGTAATGGAATGTTTCGAATCATTCGGATTGACCAGGGCGGAATGGATTATGATTGACAGAAATAGTAAACCCATCATCACTTCTGAAGGTGTGTGGGAGAAAAATAATTAATAAGTTTTTTTATTTGAATATTTTCTTTATCTTTAAGAATTAATTCTCACATAGATAAAGAAAATGAAAAAATTCAAAATTTCGGAAGTAGCATTGCTTCTATTGGTAATTGTGTTGATTGGTATATCAGAATATTATTTTGTGATTGCCAACGAACCACTTAAAGCAATCTTCATTGGGTTGTGGTGCCCAACTATTTTAGGTTTCGTTATGATTTTTAACCTCAAGAAACGAAATGGATAACATTGAAATTGTAATTTTATCTGTAATTGTGATGATTGCCTTTTTGGTTTTCATTGTCACCTCTATTAAAGAATTCTCAAAGATGGAGAAAGAAGAGTACACATACAATCCCACTCGGAAAAAGTTTGGTAGAGATGCAGTGTATGATATGATGGAACGATTGTTTGATGATACTAAACAAACAAAAGAAGATAAGGTTAAACTAATCAAAACATTAGACAGAACCATTTCAGATATGGAATCTGATGGTATGTATTTTTCTGATGAAGTAAAGGAGAAGTTGGAGAAAGAAAGAGAAGAATTATTTTGTGAATATAGTGGATTACCGTCACCTAAATCTTATAATACAAATCAAATATGAAAAAAGAAATCAAAGTAACAAATAGAAAATCTACATTTGTAGAACTGAAAGACTATTGTATTGGGTCTATGGTAAAGGATGGTATAGATAAAGGTCACTTTCTCGAGGTAACTGAATGGTCAAATGGTGAAGGATACGATATTCATATTCTCGATTATGAGGGAGAACGACAAATACAACTTTCTTGGGGCCAGTTTGAAGCCATGAAAAAGTGTATTAAAGCGATTGACAAAACAAGTCACACCAAATAATATTTGGTGTGACCCAACTATTTATTTAATTAGTAAATAATAACAAAATATGAAAGTAAGAAGATTAGAATCGGACACAAGAATGAGATTTTTTTTAGCTAACAATCCAATAGGAGAGTTGATTAAAGTTGTTACAGATAAGTGTAAAGTAATTGAAAGTAAAAGACGAAAAGTGACTTCTTAATAAAATAACAATATTTCACAATATTTATATCTGATGAAAGTTTGTATCAAAAGTCCAAAGTCAGAAGTTAACCAGAATCAATTAGAGGTTATTTCTTCATTTATTAAATTTCTACAAAGCCAACTTCCACTATCTTCAGATGTGGAGGTTAATCTTACTGGTAATCAATCCACCACAGGTACAACAGGTGTAAGAATGCCAGGAAGTAAAATGTATATCTTGGCTAAAGGTAGAATGTTAATTGACATCTTGAGAACCATATCTCATGAATGGGTTCATGAATATCAATTTCAAGAGATGGGATTGGATGACAAGAAAAAAATACAAGACATCGGGGGACCTGAGGAGAACATGAGTAACGTTCTCTCAGGTATTTTTATTAAGAAGTTTGACAAACAAAATCCTGATTTCAAAGAGAGACTTTACGAAGATAAAAAAGTCGTTTCTCTTCGGAGAAAAAAAGATCCCATCGATGATGAAATAGAAGAAATCGAAAGAACGGTGGAGGATTTATCGAGGAATTATGGGGTCGATACATCAGTTAAAGATATTGTAAAAGCATTCAGAAGCGGTGTTGAAATTGAAATTCCTTTTGAAGTGTGGATAAAATTGGAAAACACACATTCCAATGAAATCAAGGTGGGAGAAATGGATAAGGTAAGGAAAATCGCTAAAGAATTCAACAAAACCAATCCAACTAAATTAGCTAAAGCACTATTAGGAGGAGATTATCATAGACCGATGATACTTAAATTCGGTGACAGATATTATTTAGTTGCAGGTAATACAAGACTTTCAACTGCTGCGGCATTAGGAATGACTCCTATGGTTTTGATTGGTGAAATATAATATTTTTTAAGGAGTATAATCCCAATTTTCATCTGAAGGGCGCCATTTACTATAGTCTTCTGATTTCCAAATTTTTGTTGAATATCTGAAATAAGGAATTTGTGTTATGTCCGAAGTTCTACTCGGTTGATACCATCTTGTTCGGTTATTAGGTTGAGCACATATCTGTCCATTTTCCAATTTGGATATGTTGTAACATTTGTGTTCATTAGGAGTTTCACTCCATCCACAATCTATTTCATTTGGATCTGAGTGAGTCGTATCGATAGTGAACAAATACTCACCTTCAACAATACTTTGGTCCTTCATCGTAGTGTAGGTTTTAACACCTCTCAGGACACGTTTCTCAATTACAGATATGTTGTATGACAGGCAATCCCAAAGTTGTAAGAAATCCAAAGGAAACACCTTATCGTTCGGTTGTGGTTCCCTCCAACGAAATGCGTGTATTGGTAATTTATCGTAAACTGCTCCGAACTTATCCACATAAGTTTCGAATAATAAAGAACGGTTCGGAATAGATTTTACGCTAACCCAATGTCCTTTTTCCCATTCGCCATCTCCCAAGTATTTTCCTGACTCATCTTTCTGAAAATCATATAAAAACTTTTTATCTATAAAAACTTCTACGGGTGGGATATTTGCAACTAAGTAACTCATATTGGTAAATAGTTATTCGATTTCTTTTACATCGAGTTTATATGTCTTTTTGAACCAATGAGATACCACGGTCAACAGAACATTATCAATATAACCTTTTCCGAATCTTTTGTATAGTTCATGTCGTGCGATGTCAGAGATAAACATCGTTTGTGTTTTTATATCAAATAGAAAAAACTCATTTACCCATGTCTGTTCTTCTCGGCTATAATGAAGATAGGGGAAACCGAATTTATCATCAATGTATTTCACAATATGTTTTTCGATGGTTGTCATATTAAGAAATATAAACAAAAATAAGATTGGAAAAATCTATTCACTTTCTTTATAATCAAAAACTTTTTCTTATTTTTATAATATGGATATAAATACGTTTTTAGAGAAAGTTTCGTGGAAACTACATAGAGTTAGGTTCAAAGTTAATTTATTTACTATTGGGTATTATGGAGATTCTTCTTCATTTAACTTCAGAGTTTTCACAGTCCTCAATAAACTTAAAAAGAGTTCATTATTATCTTTTTCTTTCAGGTTACCAAATAAAACTAATGTAAAGAGGTTTGTTGTTGACCATTGGGATTTTTTGTTTCTAAGACATTACCTTTACAAAAAATATGACAGTTTAATTGATAAAGCGTTATGGACCCGTAATGGGATTACAAAGATGGATAGATTCAAGTTCAAAGTTTTACGGAAGTTATTTTAGTAAGTTTTGGTATTTATAATTAAAAAATACTATGATTAGGCAAACTTGGGAAATATCTGAAACGGAACGAAATAGAATTATCTCACTTCACGAAACCGCGACAAAAAATTTTTATATTTTATTTGAACAAGATTCGACAGAAAAACGAAGTGAATCAATCGATGACATTACCACGGAACGAATTATAGATTTTGCAAAAAACTTACCTTATCATGAAAAAATTAAATTAATTTTTTCAATAGTCCCAAAAGAAGATTTTCATAACAATCGGTACAGAGAAGAAATTACAAGATTAGCGTTAGGGTTTCCTCCTAAATCAAGTAAGTCCGTACATGGTGAAGATTTACCCAATTTATCTTTAAAATCTGCAAAACTTAGATCAAATTGTAAAAGAAATCCAAAAACGGGGAAATATCCTATTACAGGATCTCAAATTCTGATGGAATTAGGAAGAATAGACAAGGAAATTAATCAGGATGAAAAAGACACAATTGTGGATATTTGGGGGTAAAACGAACCACTTTTACGAGTAAAAATTTATTATGACGATAATTTTAAGAAAATGTATAATAAATTTAAGGAAGAGAAGAGGGAAAAAATGGCGGGGTATAAACAAACCCGTGATAGTGCATTAGTAAAATTCAAGGAGGTAATTGACAATAACTTAAAATATGATATACTTTATCAAAGTGATGATGTGGAATTGAAACTTAAGATTGATGGTTGTCCAATAGATTAGGTAATTTGGTTGGAAAATTTCAATTCTGAATATTTGAAACACTTTTTTAAAAATATGAATTTTACCAACCCATACAACGACGATGAGAAAAAAGAGAATGGTGTATATTATACTCCTGAAGATATCTCATTGGTAATGTCTTTAAGATCCAAACTATTTGATGATGGTAAAGGTATTTGGCTTGACCCTTGTTGTGGGTTGGGTGTATTAGCAATTACCTTGGCGTCCATCCAAGACGACCCTGTAGAATTCATACAGAATAGATTAGTCATAAATGAAAAGGATGAAAACCAATTAAACATTGCGTTATCGAACTTTCAAGAAAAGTTTGGTGTGGTCCCAAGACATTTCAATGAAGATTTTTTAAAATACGATTTTGATATTGATTATATAATTATGAACCCTCCGTACTTCAAGTACAAAGAGAGTGATATATATGCGTATTTTATCGAGAAGGCTTGTAGAACAACCAAAGGGTTTATATCGATTAACCCAACATCATTCACAAATGGTGTTAAATTCCAAAAAACTAGAAGATTATTATTAGAATATCCATCTTTAACAATTTATCATTTTGATAATATCCCTGGACAAATATTTGAAGACGCTAAAGTGAGAGTTTCAATATTAATTGCCCACAAAAATACTGAAGAGAGAAAAACAACAGGACAAATTAGATGGAAACGTAAGTTAAGACAAAGTATGATCGAAAATTTAGATTCTAAACTTTCAGATGCGATATTTAACGAAAACATTTTTTACAAAACATTTCCTAATACTGTTCAATACATCCATAGTGGGGAAAAATTACAAGACTATTTGGTTTCTAATTCTGAGTTTCCATTATTTGTTAGTAATTCTCCGAGGTACTTTATAAGTGCATCTTCTCAAATGATGGATAGGACGGGACAAATTAAAATCTATTTGAAAGATTCGGATTCCTTCAAAAAAGCGTTGATAATGCTTAACAGTTCTTATTTGTATTGGTGGTGGAAAATATGTGATAGTTCATTATCACTCACAAAGAAAACTTTGGTCTCACTACCTTGGGTTGATTTCGATTACGATCATGAAATAATAAATCGAATACTTCAGAGTGAACAAACCAATAAGGTATACAAAAAAAATGCGGGGAAGTTACAAGAGAATATTAAACATCCCAAAGAATTAGTCTCAAGTCTGAACTCTTTGTTTCTTCATGAAGAGTTTATTAAACTTCATGATTAAACCAACATATTTTGATTTCTCAAATTAAAGATATTTATATGAAATGAGAGACCTTATTAGAAAAATATTACACGAAGAAACTCGAAAAGATTTAACCCCATTGGTTAGAAAACTGATTAACGGAATTATTGTTCGTCAGTACGAAAAAGAAATATGTGATGTTGATATCGATGTAATAGAGGCTGGTGAATATAAAAGTTATTTAGTTACTGTGACTTTCGATATCGATCCGTTTCAAGTAATGGCGAATGCTTTTGGTGGGACTTCAGTACAAGAGGATATTATGAATGACATTTATATGTTGTTGGATAGTAATTTTGATATACAACCAAATCTGAAAAGAAAGTACGTTAGAGGCTGTAAAGATACACAAAAGCAAGAGCAAATGGAAGGTGAGTTGACTGAGAAATGTTGGAAAGGTTATACTCAAAAAGGTATGAAGACAATGTTTGGTAAAAGATATCCGAACTGTGTTAAGAAAAAGAAATAAGATGAAATTGCGAGAGGACATATATAGAATCAAAGAAATGATGGGGGTGATTTCAGAACAAGATGTCAATCCGTCTTATGATTTTAATAAGACAACTTATATTCCTGAGGATAAATCAATTGTTGGGGCCTATATGATTACAGGAGAAGATGGCGATAGCATCCAAATCATGAACATCAAAGAGATGGCTCGTGAAAACAGAATTTTTATGGACAACGCCCAAGACTATAATCTCAATATTCAAAAGTTTAATTTACCAAAATCACAAGTGGAGGTATTAGGAGATGTTGAAGATATGGAGGGGTTCAATTACATTAAGATTCCATATTGGTTGTATAAGAAGATGATTGACCAATTGGAGGTAATTAGGATTAAAGGTAAGAAGAGATCTGATGTTACTTATGCTCAAAGTAGAAACAATAGTTTTTTGAAGAAACTAAATGACCCTGATGTGATAAAATACATTTCAATTACAAATCCTGATAAGTCAGGGATTGATAACTTATTATACGCGGCTAAAAGATACAAACCTGAAGAATAAAATATAAACCTCACCATCAATGAGGTTTTTTTATTCAGATATTTTTTTTTATATTTGGTGTATACCTAAAATAAAAATAACTCATGTTACGACTAATCAATGTTTTAATTATAGGATTCATCATTGTTTGGGGGCTGACCAATATCCCAAACTTTATGGCATATCTAATCATAGGAGCAATAGCATTATTTTTCTTAAGAGGAAAATAGGGTTATGTTTATTTGACAATACCGAAATAAATTCTTACAGTTAAACAAAAATTATATTATGGAACTATTACAAATTATCGGATGGGTACTATCCGTAATCACAGCACTCTTTTTAGGAAAAGGTGCAATCGATAAACTTGTCGGAACACAAGAAATGGTGGGGAACTTCGCATTCATGAAGTTAGAAAAATACAGAGTTGTTACAGGATTGGGTGAATTGTTAGGAGTTGTATTATTACTGATTCCTGTAACATCATTGTTCGGAGCAATTCTAATTGCATCATTCATGAGTGCGGCGGCAGTAATGCACTTGTCACTAATGGGTGGGGCAAAAACCTACGTTCCAATCATTGTTGGATTGTTAGCACTCGCAGGACATTTCTTAAGAGTATTCTGATAAAACACAACTATGAAAAAATTATTTATCCTTAGTTTAATGACATTATTGGTATTCGGATGTCAACCAAAAACCGTTACGAATACAACGTATGATGTTACATTTGAAGAAGATTGGGTTAGTGATTGGTGTAATCCAACACTCGATCCTGTTATTACAGATTCAAGTGTTACATTTAATCCAGGTCGGGTTGTGTCAACTCATGGATATAAGAACATATCCAAAATTACTGCAACAATTGATTTGTCAGGATTGGCACCAAACAGCATACAAAAAAACAATTGGTTAAATGCTTCTTTCTACATGGTTAACAATTCAGTTCAACCTAAAGGAACTAACTATTGTGACGCGGGAAACGCTGGATCACCTTATTGTAATGAAATTGATTTCTTGGAAACAAATGGAAATAGAATATTCCAACAAACAATTCATTTAAATAATCAACAAAGATTTGAGTATTCGTATACAAGCGGGGCGTTGAATGATGATTGTTATACTCCATCAAATATGAGTGATAACCCATCCAAAGGTACACATAATTTAGTAGATGTATTAGATATCACTAAACCATTTGACATGACCATAGTGTTTAATTCTGATTATACTAATATGACAATATCTGTTTCACAAAACGGAAATAGTGCGGTAATCTATGATGTATTGGCAGATGGTGGAGCAGATGGTACAACAATAGACATGTCCACATTAAAATCTAGTATGGAAAAAGGATGGTGGATAACACCTTCGTATTGGGAAGGATATTCACCTAAAGGGCCGTCATCAACTCCTTGGTTCACAGGAAATTGTTACAGTGACCAACTATGTGACGCGGGATGGATGTTATCCAACGTCAAAGTCACGGCAGAAAGTCAATTATAATAATGAAACCCTCACCCAAAAGGTGGGGGTTTTTTATAACAATACGTTTCCTTTAACTTCAACCATACTTCTGATTTCCTCTTCAGTATATTTTTCAGATATTGGTGTTTGTTGTAAATTCAAATTTCCACCAACAAACTTTAAGTTTCCAAGCGATTCAATTTTACTACCTGTTAAATTTACATAATCACCAACAAACTCTAATTTATCAAGTGAAATAAGTGGACACGCTTCACAAATCAAAAATCCACCAACCTTTTTCAACTCACCCAAAGATTTTAACGGAGTATATCCCAAATGCAAGTCCCCACCTACTTCCTTCAATTCTGCTAAATGTCTGATTTCAGACCTAAATAAATCTAATCCACCACCAACATACTCGAGTTTATTTGTTGTTGTTATTCGTGTTTCTCTCAGAAGTAAATTTTTACCAACAAATTGTAAATTTCCCAAATATCTAATATTATTAAAGGATAATTTCAAACTTCCGCCAACCTTCTGTAGATTTGCTAATGTCATAATTTCAGAATTTTTTGCGGACATGTTTCCAGACACTTCAATCAATTTACCTGTACTCGGAAGTTCAACATAGGTCAAACTCAAATTGTTTCTAACAATATAATACGGGTTTCCTATTTCGTCTAAATAATCTTGTACTTGTTCCCAAGTCCAAACTGGCCTTCTTGGTAATTTAACAATCTCTCTTTCGAGTTGTTCTTGTATTAGATTATATTGGGATTCTGTAATAATGTATTTCATAATGATAAATACTCAAAAGGTGGGGGTTTTTAATTTCAAAACTATTTATAATAAAAAACAACTATGAAAAAATTATTATTATTAAGTATTATTACGACTACTATGTTATTCAGTTGTAACAATAACACGACTGAACAAGTTGAAGATCTTAAATCTGATCAAGCGGTAAAGATTCACGAAGGGTCTTTTGCTTTTTGTGGGGCATCGGGAGCAATTCCTACGGGAAAAAAGATTATTGTTCAAGGTGTGGAGTTTGATGAGGGATGTGCGATATGTCCTGTATTAGACGGACCATCTATTTCCAATTTGGCAATGGAAGGTATTAGTGAAACTTATGGAAAGTTTAATGTAAGTGAAAACTTCCAGACTCCTGATGGGACAGATAAAACTATATGGTCATTATTTTGGTATTACGATTCAACAAAAGTAATCCCTCAATTTAATCCATCATCTAATGAGTGGGAATTATTACCACCTGTTAATCGTTCATTTATTGTAAACCTTGATTCTCCAAGCACAAGTGAGAGCAATATGTTTGCGATGCCAGGTGTTATCTTCGATACAACATCTACTGGTATTGTGTTAGCAAAAGTATATGGACCACTTAATGAAGCGGCAGTTCCATTACGTAAAGCAATCCCTGTTAAATCGGGAATGACATCTATAACAGCAGCTAAAGAAGGATTCCCTTATCCTGTGGGAACACCTGTCCCTGTTAGTAATTTAAGTAAACAACTTCAGGAAAAGAAAAAAGATAAGTAAAACTAATTAAGACCCTCACCCAAAAGGTGGGGGTTTTTCATTTTCTTTATATTTATCTATATGAATTTGCGTGAAGACATAAATAGGATTAAGGAAGTCATGGGGATTAACGAAAGCCGTGATATGTTTTTTAAGAGAAGACAAGATGAATTTCTTGATGTTCTCCTTACTTCTTTCGAGTGGATGGATGAATTCATAGAAGACATAGATAGCTTTGAAGACTATCTTAAGTTAGTATTGAGACATTCAATAGATGGTTTCTTCGAATTTAATGATATTCTTGTGAAAAGAGATGAAATAGAGGAGTTACTCCCATTTGCCTTTGTATCATTACGTAACGATAAAAGGTTATTCAGAAAAATCAAAGAACATTACGATTCGAAAAAGTATCCAACAAGAGATGAATCTGAAGACATAAATGAATCTAAAGAATTACTTCTTGTTAAAAGAAGAATGGATGCTTTGCTTGATTATATTGAACATTCATATGATTGGTTATCACCACGTAGATTCAAAGACTTTGATGATTTTTTAGAAAGGGTTGTATTCACGGCAACAAGAGATTTCATTGCCGATGAAATAGGTGGTGAATACCAAGAACAGTTAAAAATACGTGAGGAGTTAGAGCCAATGATATTGGAGTTAATAAAGAAACATTCGATATACGATGAGATTTACGATCACTATATCTCCAACATATAACCAAATGAATTTACAAGAAGACATAGATAGAATCAAGGAGGTTATGGGGATTAATGAAGGTTTTCTTAATCCTTATTTAAGAAGGAGACTTCCTGAGTTTCTTAATGCAGTTGTTGATACCGCTAACGAAATATTTGTTAGAAGTGACAGAGAATTCGATGAGAATTATTTCAAGAATTTCTTGGATAGGACAATATTTTATTCAATAAGAAATGTTATTGAAGATTATGATTTGACCAGCGAAGAGTTAGGTGAAATTGAAAAAGTCTTATTAAAAACAATCAACAATGATAAGGAATTACTTCAGACACTAAAACAAATCTTCATTAGTAAACTCGATTTAGAATGAACTTACAAGAAGATATAAATAGAATTAAAGAAGTGATGGGGATTAATGAGGGTCCTGTAAATCCATATTTTAAGAGAAGAATGCCCGAACTTATCGACGCAGTTATTCAAGCCGCAGATTGGTATATGCCACATTTCATGCCCGACTTCGATACATACTTAGATAGGGCAATATACTCGGGGATTGTAAGTGTAATACCTATGGATTATGCAGATACCCATGTTCCTCAAATGAATGAATTGGAAGATGGACTTCGTAATTTAATTTATAATGATAAAGAATTGTTAAATAAGTTTGTGGGTATATATACACGTGGTGCTAAAAAATATAAAGGGTAGAAACTAATTACCCAGACATGTAAACTTTCACATAAAATTCATTTTCGAACCAATTCGTAATGAATCTAACTGCTTCCTGTCGAGTAAGACCGAACATAGCTTCAAACTCATCTAAGAATTCTTGCAATATGAATAATTCTCTTTTTCTCGGAAAATATTGTAAATAATCCTCCTCATCGTCATAAACGGCGATACCCGCTTGGTTATCAATAATATTCTTATTCAATAGGGATGAATTCAAATATTCTGTCATAATACTATCAAGTCGACTCTCGGAGATAATGTATTTCATATAGATAAATATAAGGAAATTAATAGGTGAATGGTTCATCAGGAAATAACAACCATACTGTCCTTGCTGGTGTATTAAATTCATCCTGAAACCAATTTCTAATGTAGGTCATACTTTCTCTTTGTGTCAAATTAAAAAGGTCTCTGAGGTCTTTAATTAAGTAGATGTTAATGTATAATCTTTCTTCTTCATTACGATACGCCAGCATATGATTAACACCTTGCATTACATCAAACCCATCCGCATCATCATTTCCTTCTGTGAACCCCAAAGAACTTAAATACATGTTTGCCAATCTCTCTATTCTTCGTTCAGGTATAATATATTTCATGTCAATAAATATCATTAAAATAAAAAAGGGGGTAGGGGGATAATCAACCCCGGCATACGACAGTTATAAAGTCATATGACATTTTTTCTTACCGGGTTCGAGAATCCATTCCTCTTTTAATACTATGGGTAAGTCGCTTATTTTAGTTGTCACGGGCACAAGAACTTGCTCGTCCATAGACTTTCTCACGTACTTATACTTAGGTCGACAGTTCACCCAATCATTTACTACGGTGTCAGCGGCGCGATAATTCACAGAGAACATTAACTCCAATCTGCGGATGATTTCTTCTCTCAAGTCAAACCAACTATTTTTAGATCTACCGACTCTTCTATCGTCAAACCAATTTCCTTGTGAATCCTTGTCAAAGGTCTCTACTACATCACCCAAGCGATCCAACTCCAATAGGTAAATCCCAGGGTACAGGGTGTCCAAGTACGAAAACATGATTCTTTTCATCTTCAGGGTATTCTTCATGGTTATAAATGTACTGAATGTATATGACATTTCCAAGATTGAATTCCCTACAATTATTGATTAATCAAATCAATTTTCTATATTTTTCACATGAGAGATTTAATTTGTGTGACGGCTTATTGTCCAACTGAAGAACAAGAAGCGGCGTTAGAAAAATGTATTGATTCTGTATTGAAATGTGGCAATCACGTTGCGTTAATTTCTCATACCCACATACCAATTCATATCCAAAAAAAATGTCAGTACTATGTATATGATTATTTGAATGAAATTTCAGATGATTATAATCTTTTTGGTGATAATTTTTTTGAGACAGATGACATGATTATTAGATCAAAGTTTTTCCAAAAAACTTTTTATGGGTTTGCCATTTACCGAATGTTTTCAATCGCGAGTCAACTTGCCATAAATTTCGGATACAAAAATATACATCATATCGAGTATGATTGTGAATTATTAGATGAAACTCTGATATCTGAACATAGTTCATTATTGGAAACTTACGATTCAATACTTTATACTGATACAGGAAATAAAGATGGATTTATATTTGGATCGTTAAAATCATTTAAGGTGGAATCTTTACCTGATAATTTCAAAAATTATAATAGAGATATTATAGAAAGTGAAATGAGAAAAATTAAGCCAAAACATTTAGAAGCATTCACAAAAAGTATTTTCATAAATTCAGGAAATGTTTTATTCAAACATTTAGATGAACAAAAATTTAAGAAAGGACCTAAATTTATTAGTAAAGGTGGACATTATAGTTTATACTATAATGATATAAATAAAACATTAAATGTTTTCTATAGGTCATTAACAGATAATCCTGAAAACATTGTTGTAATTGTCAACGATAACAAAATAGTCCGTTTGAATGTAAGTCCGAGAAATTGGTATATAAACCGATTGGGTATTTTTGATGAGATAAATTATGTTCGGATAGATGACTCAAAAAAAACATTATATGAAAAACATTTTGATAATGAGTTTAGAGAGATATTCAAAAAAGAATCTTACATAACCTTCTTATGAAAAAAGTAATTAACTTCACTCCAACAGGCACACAACCTACGAGAGAAAATTCATATGCTCCGTTATTACCCAATGAAATTGTGGAGGTGGTTCATGAAGCAAATGAATTAGGGATTTCTACAGTTCATTTACATGCAAGAGATGAAGAAACATTAAAGAATACCTACAAGAAAGAAGTATACCAAAAGATTATGGAGGGGATAAAGAAACATTGTCCTGGCTTATTAATCTGTGTTTCGTTAACAGGTAGAAACTTCCCTGAATTAGAAAAAAGATCTGAGGTATTACAGTTACATCCTGACATGGGTTCACTAACGATGTCATCATTAAACTTCCCATCAGGGGCATCAATCAATCAACCTGAGACCATTATGGGATTAATCCAAGAGATGGATAAGTATGGGGTACAACCTGAGATAGAATGTTTTGATACGGGGATGCTGAACTATACAAATTATTTGATTTCAAAGAACATATTAAAGCCACCATATCACATCAATGTTATATTAGGAAACATATATAATGGGCAATGTGACTTCGGAACTTTATCATCAATCAAATCCAACCTACCAGCAAATTCATATACTTGTTTGGGTGGGATAGGTTCACAGCAACTAAAGAGTACAACATATGGTTTATTAGATTTCGATGGGATTAGAATTGGTCTCGAGGATAATCTATATTATAAAGGAAAAGAAAAGACAACAAACATAGATTTATTAAAACGAGCACACAGGATAATGGGAGAGTTAGACATGACTCACTATACATCAAATGAATTAAAAGAAAAAGGATATGGCAACAAACTTACTAATATTAGGTAAAGGGGATAACATTGTTACAATGATTTTAGATAATCTGTGTTCCAAAAATTATATTCCAAAGATTACCATTTATAATAATTTGGATTTAGAAATACTTAATCCATTCCATCATCTTGATTTTTCTATTAAAGTCTCCAATGATATTGATATAGAAGATTTTAGTTCATATGTTCTTGGAGTTTACCAACCGAAACATAAGATAAAAATAGTAGAGGCTTTGGGTCCTAATATAGATAGATTTGTCAACGTGATTCATAATGGATTAGACATTTCTAAGATGAGTACATTAGGTCGTGGACTATTAATCAATTCAAAGGTATCAATCGCTGCACACACAACCATAGGGGATTTTGTATCAATCAATAGACATGTTTCTATAGGTCATCATACAACCATAGGAGACTATTGTTCCATTAACCCTGGCACAAACATCGCAGGAAACGTAACCATAGGAGAAGGAACAACAATAGGTATGGGGGTGAACATTATAGATGGGATAAAGATAGGGAAGAATACAATCATCGGAGCTGGATCCGTGGTTACAAAAGATATACCTGATAATGTTGTTGCTTACGGATCACCTTGTAAAATCATTAGAGATAATGGATAACGGAGCATATAAAATAACAGAAGACATATTTATTATAAAGATAATAAAATATGATTGGAATTTATAAGATAACCTGTGTTATAACTAATAAAATTTACATTGGTCAAAGTATTAATATTGAAAATAGATTTAAACAATATGAGTATGGTTCGGTTAAAAATCAAATAAAAATTTACAATTCATTAAAAAAATATGGATACGCAAATCATAAATTTGAAATAATAGAAACATTTGATAATTTTAATAAAGAATTACTAACAGATAGAGAACAGTATTTTATAAATTATTATAGAGAAGAAGGGTGGGTTTTGTTAAATTTGAGAGAAGCTGGAAATAATGGTAGACATAACGAAGAAACTAAATTAAAAATTGGGGAATCAAATAAAATTAAATTAAAAGGGGGAAATTTATCACAGAAACACATTGATAATATTAAAAAATCATTAATAAACAATAAAAGAAGATTAGGAGTTAAAACAAGTGATGATACTAAAGAAAAAATGAAAAATTCCCATAGGGGAGTTAAAAAAACTACACTTCACAGACAAAATATCTCAAATGCTAAAAAGAAAATTATAGAACAATATAATATGAAAAATGAGTTAATTAATGAATTTAATTGTGCCGACGATGCGATTAAACATCTTAACGTAAAGTCATCAAAACATATTAGAAATTGTGCATTAGGTTTTAAAAAAAGTGCCTACGGTTTTATTTGGAAATATAAAAAATAATTATGTCAATAAAAAATGCTCACGATACCACTAAAGATTTTGAAAAGTTACTATGTGATTACACAGGTGCACCATACGCTGTTGCATTAGATAATCAATCCAATGCATTATTCCTTTCATTATACTATGAGAAGATACAAGGACAAGAGATAACCATACCATCAAGAACATATCCATCTGTACCATGTGAAATCATACACGCAGGGGGAAAGGTTGTATTCAAGCCAACTGAAGGTAAGACATTAAAAGGAGCATACCAATTAAAACCAACAAAGGTGTGGGATAGTGCATTAAGATTTACAACAGATATGTATATCCCAAATACTCATATGTGTATATCATTCACGGGCCCGTACAAACATCTGAAACTATCTAAAGGTGGGGCAATACTAACAGATGACTATGAAGCATATCTATGGTTCAAAAGATCAAGATACAGTGGAAGAAACGAATGTTCTTATCATGAGGATAATTTTGATATGTTAGGATGGAACTTCTATATGATTACCGAACTCGAGTCAAGGGGGATATTACTAATGTCTCAGTGCTATTCGTATGAG